TATTAAGGTAATCAATGAAAATAATATCAGGTCTAAATGACTTCTTAAGTGCAAGGTCGTTAAGAAGTGATTTAAAGTGTCCACTGTGGGCACTCGCGGTGGGATACTCTTTAATTATAAGAGTGCCCTGAGTCTTTGCAGCAACTTTAGATACCTTTGTGTCGAAGACCTGACGAGGAAGTTCTACGAGATCTCTGATGTTAACATCCAGGAGATTAGCATCAATTCTCTCTGCAATCTTTTCTTCAGCCATCTCAAGCGTGATGTAAAGCACATTCTTCCCCTGTAGCAAGACGGAAGAAGCAACATGGCACATAAAGAGACTTTTACCGACACCAGTGCCAGCCAGAGCAATGTTAAGAGTCTTATTCGGTAGACCGCCTTTTGTAATTTTATTAAAATATTCGAGATCGAAGGGAATCTTAGACTCCTTCTTATGGTAAGTCTCGTAGCGTTGCTCATAATCCTCAAGATAATCGTGTCCAATGTGATTATCAAACGAGACCGCAAGGGCATCTGACAAGATGCTAGGAATCGCATCCCTAGTCTTCTTAGAGTCTTTGCCGTCTGCGATTTGAATGGATTCCATGAGTGCCAAATAGATGGCACGATCCCGACACCACTTCTCAGTAGCATCCAACAACCATTGAGTGTGAGTCTCGCTCTCTTTCAGACCATCAACAACGATGGAAATATCCTTGAATTCTTGCTCAGTCAGGTCATCCCTATTCTGAACTTCGATAGCAAGGATCTCAGGAGTAAGAATCTTATCATACTCCTGAGCAAAGTTATTGATCTCTTCAAAGATTACTTTCTCAGTACGCTCATCAAAATAATCAGGTTCTACGAAAGGCAGAACCTTCCTAAGAAACTCTTCATCATGTATCAGGTTCCTTAGGATTGTCAATTCAATCCTATCCAAGGTCATTCCCCGTAACTAAATTCTTTTTTAGCAATCTCATCGAGTTGCTGCAGCACTTCTTCAGTAAAATACTTGTCTGGGTTCTTATAGATCTCTTTAGCGTAGACTTTTTTGCCGTCCATTTCATAACGACCTGCTACATTTTTCCAGAGACCACCCAGTTCACCGAGCTCAAGAAGACCAAAATATCTATCAAGACCACGATCATCGTAATAGAGGCGCACCGTAACATCTTTGTTCTCCTTACTCAGACGCGACTTAGCAGTCTTAGCCTTGATAAGATTTCCGACGACTTCTGTTCCATCTTTCTCTTTTTTCTTGCTGAGATAGATGATTGTAGAAGCAGCATACTTGAGTCCGCTGCCTCCTCCCATTTCCTTTGTAGGGACATAAGAACCAATGACATCGTAAGTGTGGTTGGTGACGATCATAGGTATATTAGCCTGTCCAAGCTTCAATGTCAACATACGGAAGGCACCCTTTACAAGTTGTGATTTAGTCATATCACGAACCTGCTTGTCATTCAGAGCATCGTTGATCTCTTTCTCAGTAGACAACATGCCAAGAGAATCCAACACAAACATGCAGGGTTTACGATCCTCTTCCTTCTTCTTCAGATAGATATCGACTGCCTTCAGTGCTTGACTACGGAACTGTTCTATTGTTACTACATTGAGTACAACGACTCTATTGAGATCGATACCCCGATCTGCGAGAAGAGACTTGTTAACAGCTGCCTCAGTGTCAAAATATAGACAATAACCATCGGGATTACTATCAAGGAAATTTTTAACGACAGCGAGGCTGAAGAAAGTTTTGCCAGTGCTAGATTCGCCAGCAATGGCAGTAATCTTATTCCCAGATACACCACCAAATATAGACCCTGAAACAAGTCCGTTAAAAATGTACGAACCCGTGTCCACATATGTTTCAGAGTCATCAATATCTGCTGCAAGTTGGGTGTACTCACCACCAACCTCCTTTACAATTTCTTTTAGAAAATCCATTCAGTCCAACCAACGCAATGTTTTCAGGTATTCTAGCACATTTTGACGGACATCCATCAATTCGTGATAGCATTTTTGTTCATGAGCACATCCTCTGAGGGTAGGATCTGGTTCAATCACAGATTCAATAAAGATATCAAGACCTCTATTCCATTTGTCTCTCTTAGATTCTCCGTCAGGATAAACATTTCCTAATTCTTTCATGAGAAGAACATCTCCAGGTTTACAGTTTTTTCTACATTCCAACCGATAGCATCAAGGATAATCTTTAGAGGTTCCAAGAATGCTTTATCAAATTGTAAGTCATAATCAACATACTTACCAATGCCTAGCTCCTTTGGGAAGTCCTGAATGAAGGAGATAATGTTCTCATGAATGATGTTTGGTTTCTTCAAGTAGCAGAACTTGATCTTTTCTCCATTCTGGATAAGCGAATACTTGTTGGTGAGTTTCGCTTTCTTGACATAGTGATTATACAAGAGAGCACCACGACAATGAATGGGAGTTCCCTTGCTATAAATTTCTGACGAAGATTTGTACTTGGTAACATCACTGACAGACCTCGGAAAGGAGATCTCTTCAGGAGACAGTTGCTTAAATTTCTTGCGGCAGTTATCTATGTAGTCAATCATATCATCTTCAGACCCTGACATCATAATTTTGAAAGAATCCTTAAGCATTTGACGACATGGGGCAGGTGTAGAAGACTTTACTGCTTCGATGCCCATCACTTTCAGTTTAGGTTCGGAGTATTGAACCCCCTCACTATTCCATACATTTAGAATATATCTCTTCTTAGCAGTCCAAATACCACGATCAGCGATATTCTCCCGCTTCATACTCATCTTTTGCTCATATGCCGAAACATAATCCGCAAGTTCTTGATATGAACATTCAATAAAAGGTTCCAGTTTCTCCTGGCAGATCTTGTCAAGTAACCCCACAACTGCTGCTTTATCGCCAGACTTACTACTAAGAAATTTAGTAACAAGAGGTCCAAGATTAAGATAGATTGAGTCGGTGTCAGATGCGATGACATAATCTTCGCCTTCTGTCTGCAAAAGTTTATTTAGATATTGGTTCATTTTGTTCTCGATCCAGCGAATCGAGACCTGACCAGACAGAGTGATTGCTTCAGCGTTTGCTAGTTTGAAATACCTGAAGTATTGATTACCAATAGCACCATAAGCAGAGTTAAGAGAAATCTTCTTCGCCATTTGAATGTTGTTACATCTGGCGATCTCTTTTTTAAGTGCATCAGTAGGAGTCTTCTCGTACTCCTGCTTTGCTTTGAGCATCCTCTTCTTGAAAATGACACGCTCACCATACATTTTCTCCATCAATTCGGGCAAGAATCCCTTCTTGTCCTTGCGGAACATAGCACCGTTTGCACAAACAGCGTAGTCCTTATACATCTCAAAACTTATTTGCTCACCAAGTATCTTATCAACGCTGGCCGTGGGGTGCCTCTCATCGAGAATTGTCTCTGGTGAGATATTGTACTGCATAATAAGATGAGGATACAGACTGTTGAGGTCAAAACTGACCACCCAATCGTATACCCCAGGAGTTGGCTCCTTAACATACGCCCCCGCATACTTTTCATCCTTGTCAGTCTGTACTTTAGGTGGAATAACAATTCCCTTCTTCTTCAGGTAGTTGTAGATGATGGTATCCCACATCCGTACCTGATAGAAGACATCATTATAGTTCACCTTGGCATCATATGCCATAGTCAGAGCGAGCTCGATCAACTTCATCTTGTCCTCAAGACGGTCTACGAGCTCCACATCGATGATGTTGTATTCTACAAACTTCTGCCAACCGTTAGTGTAGAAATCTTGGAAGGTGTCAAACTCAGAGTGGTCAAGTTTCTTCTGACCGAGTTCTACATTGGCAATATGGTCTAGACGATACGATTCTTGGTTTGTATAGGTAAATTTCTTGTATAGATCAAGGTAATCTAGTTGCGTAATGCCACCAATATCATAGAAAATCTGCTTACGACCCTTGATAAAGACCTCTTTTTGGGACACTAGACCCCAAGGAGACAGTCTCTTAGCAAGTTTTTCGCCCAGAACACGGTCAATACGCTTCGTGATGAATGGGATGTCGAACAGTTGGATGTTCCAACCAGTCACAACATCGGGAGTATTCTCCATCCACCAGTTGATGAAACTATTTAACAGGTCACGCTCATTATTGAACTGAATGTAACGAACATTGTCCTGTTTGATCTTGAATGGACCCTGACCCCAGGTAGTAATCTCTTTTGTATTGTAATCTTGGATGGTAATGAGCAGGATTTCCTGATCAGCAGACTCAACATCAGGGAATCCGTTCTCAGAACGAGTCTCAATATCGACCGTTACGAGACGAATCTTGCTGACATCAAAGTCAATTTGATCTTGAGGATACTTATCAGAGATATACTGATAGATGAACCTCTCGTTACCGTAGATCTTAAAGTTTTCTACTTCACTATACTTCTTCAAAAACTCCCGACAGTCAGAGACGAATCCAGGTTTAAGTGGTTCGACATAATCACCGTCGAGAGTCTTGTAGAAGGTCTCTTTCTTAGCAGGAACGAATAATGTAGGTTTGTATTTCTCTCTAAACTGAATGTACTCACCATTTTCATAACCACGAACGAGGAACTGGTCCCCAATCATTTGTA